CCAACCAGCCACCATGACCATCACTCTTCAGACCCTTCCTTCTCGCCTGATCAGCAACCTTAGATTCGTCTGCTTCTATTAAGAATCGTGAAAAGAACTTCATATTTACATACGGTTATACTATATTTAGCGTTTTTAATTAACCACCAACCTTTATATAAGTACTAGCACTCATAAATTCTCTAACTTCACTATTACTAAATATCCTCAATCCCTTTGATGCAGCATAAGAATAAGCAGATTTTAGAATCGCCTCTTTAATTGCTTTCTTAGGTGCCTTTCGTGCTAAATCAACAACAAACACCGCTTCAGCAGATTGAACTTTATTCTTAATATACTTTGCTGCCCAAACAAAATCTTGAGGTTTACCCTCATATCTACTTCTTGGAATAACTCTTATAAGTTTTCCTGTCCTTGGATTTCTTGACCATTCTTTCATCAATTCTGATTTTGCACTTGCAAATACTACTTTCTTTTGTCCACCTATTTTCTTTGTGGGCATTTGAGATTCAGCAGATCCAGTAGGATCCCCTAACTTCTGTCTAACATTTCTTACCACTCCCAAATTACCAACACTAGTTTCGGAAGGAATGCTACCCTTACTTAACCACTGAATATACTGAGCCCATGCAGGAGTATCTTCAAGTAAAGTTCTTTGATTAAATCTAAATCTATCTGAAGTATTTGCTCTGTGTCTTGCTTTAGGAGCCTTATTATTTGCATATTCAATAAATATTGAAGCAGGAGTAAAAACAGTATCACTAGCATTAGGAATAGCATTACCAAATAGTTTTTTCTTTACTCTTTGTTGAGCACGAATTGCTGCCATTCCTCCAGATTGTTCTACAATAAAAGAATATAATGGTAAAGTAATCTTCCCGTGATTGGCAGTACTTCCTGCTGCTTGAATCTGTGCTTGAACATTTTCTATGTTAGCAGTCTTTTCAAATCCTCTAAAGTCTAACATAGCACCAGACTTTCCACCAATACTAAATTCTACAATTGCTTTATCTGCCGTGGGTTTATAATCAACCTTTGTTATCTCCACTTCTAAGTTAAGTCCATCCTCTATACCTTTAAGATCCTTATGTTTTAATAACTTCAAAGAAGGACTAGCATTACCAGCTTTCTTAAGAGAGATTGGAATAGATTCATGATCTTCAAAAAGTTTATCTACATATCGATTATATGCATTTAACTGTCCCATCTCTGCATAGAATACCATATCTTTTTTCGCATTCCCTTTGGCATCAGATGCCATTTTAAAAATCTCAGCACTTGCATCAGGCATTTCATTGGATGATAATCTCAATCCAATTGCATTCTCTTTACTCATATCTATAGCAAAGATATCAGCAGGATTCCATTTATCACCAGTTCCTCTTGCTAATAAATTTATAGCATTTCTAAAATTAGGATCAACTGCATTTGCTTTCGCATCTTTTATCATAGCAGTTGCTTTAGCTTTAAAATTAGTCCTAGAATTTCCAACAGGTTGATCTGCATGATAAAATCTATATTTTTTTGAATTACTAAGATACTTGGAATTTGCAAGTTTATTAGCAATCCATACACAAGAATTAACCCACATCTCTAAATTACTACCTTTCTTTGCAGCTAAAATTAAATTACTCTCATCATCATCCAACTTATCAAAATATCCAGGAGAAGGAAATTCATATACTCCACCCTCATTTAACCACCTTACTAAAAACGGTATAACATTAGAAGGTATTCTTACATGATTTAATACCTCCCTATTCTGTAAGTTATTCCCTCTTTCCTTTTCATTCTCCAAAAAATCTAATAGATCAGCAGAGGAAATTGAACCTCCTTCTTTTTGTCGTATAGCACAAGCGATACATTGAAGAGACTCTGTGGCAGTGGTTGCTAAATTTGCCATCTAACTCTTAAAGTATTGGTCTATAACTTCAACTTGATCATGATAACGAGCAATCTTATCCAACTCTACTTGGATTGCTTCAGTAATATCTGAATGCTCTCCAATACCAGCAGGATGTTCTAGGTAAACATTAACGTTTGCCCTGTGCTTTGCAATTTCACCCTGTGCATGGGCTTTAACTGCTGCGATTAGTTGTTCTCTCATGTGTAGCATTGATTCTCCCCATATTATAACATGCTAGGAGTATTTATGCTATTATGCTAAGTTTTCTAATTCTTCAGGAGAAAATAGTCCAGTTTTTTCTAATTCTTCCTTTACTTTATTAGGAGCACCAGCAAGGTCATCATCCTTACGCTTCTTCTTCATGATATCAACAGGGTTTAAAGAATTACCTTTCTTATCATAACCCCACTTCTTGTCATCTTGAAGTTGATCTGCCTTTTTAACATACTTACCTTTACCAGTTACAGCAGCCTTCTGAAGGTTCTTAACTTCTTTCTTGGTTACACCTTTAAGTGATGCATCATTAACATCTAAAGATTCACTGGTAGATCCTTTCTTATGCTTCCAATCAGGATCATCTCTCTTCATCTTACTGCGTTCCCATGCAGCATAATCACGCTCTTTCTTTGCTGCCTTCTTCTTACCGTGCTCAGTATCATAGACGGCATCATCAGTACCTTTCTTTGACCTGTCATAGTCAATTACAGCAGCAACAGTTTTATAACTTTCCTTCTCACTAAGAGGACTTACTTTCCACTTCGTTCCTTGCTCACTCAGATTATGCAACTCAGTTAAATTCTCGGCAACACTATTCCATAGTTCTGACTCATACTCATCCTTAAGATGATCTGCCATCTTATAAAGAGGTTCTCCACTTTTGACATTCTTCTTATGCCTGTTTCTCCATGCAGGAGTATTACCAACCTTATCTGCTTTAGTAAGCACCATTGGCCCACTTTCTTGCATTGATGCATATGCTGCATTCAATCCATCTAAGTCCTTCATGAATCCCATTTGGAATAATCCTACAACCTATTCTCCTTATATTTATAAATCTCCGTCCTTCCTATTCTCAGATTTATGAACATCAAACTCACCACCAGGATATCTTGCCTTCAATTTATCAACATTCATTTCAATCACTTCATCAAATGTAGTATCTAATGCCATACAGGCCTGTGCCAAATACCAGCAAATATCACCCAGTTCTCTCTTCATATGAAAGACATTCTCTTCATTATATGGTTTACCTTGTAGAATAATCTTCTTTACCACCTCAGTAAACTCACCTGCTTCCGCACCTAAACCAAGAGCAGCAGTAAGTAAACGTGGAACATCTGCATCATCACTTACATCCAATGCGGTTATACGAGTAAGTAATTCAGGTAAATCACTACTAGGTTTACTGGTAACTCCAGCAACAAAGTCAAGATACTTTTCGGTGTCTACTGTCATAGTCGATTAATCTTCTCTACAAGAGATGGTGGAAAGGTTTGCTTAGAAACTTCTTGCAAAAATACTACTTCTTCAGCAGTTAATGTAAGTCCTCTATTAGTTGTGTATGTTTCAATTGGTTCTCGATAATTACTACCAAGTGCTGGATAGGGATCTGCCATGATTCTTATTTACGTATCACAAGTATACCCGTCTTCTTGTCTTCTGTCAAGGGGTTTGGTACTTAAGACGAAAACCTCCTCCTGGTTGAACAAGTAATCCATAGGTAATACAATTCATTTTTTCTTTCTTCTTTGTCATCCACATAGAAAAAGTATATCTCTCTCCAGATGTAACCTCAGTCACACCATGAGGATGACTACCACCTGATGGGAAAATTATCAATCTTCCTTTCTTTCCACTATATTCTACATCCTGTTCTGGAAATATAGTATGTCCTCCTTCATATCCATCATTCAAACATATAACAGCTGAGTAATCTCTATGAGGGGTATCATGTTTCCTGAGAGGATCATTAATATGCATATTGTCTATATGAGGTTTCAACTCCATACCAGAACCCCAATAAACTAAGTTACTAAAATCAGGGTAAAGATATTCTTCATCATAAGATCTACATGTATTACCAATAATTCTATATTGAATCTCTTCAACCAATCTTCTAATCTTTATACTAGTAACTAATGTACAAGGAACTACTCTCTCCTTCCAGAAGTCATACTTTCTTTTTGGTTTAGGAGATTTCTTATAATAAGATATTAAAGATTCACAATCCTCATCCGATAGAAAATCAACTATCTCTACAGGGTTAGAACTTGAATCCATCAAAAGATTTCTTAAATGTTTTCTCTTCAGGAGTATACTCCTCATCTTGCCCACTGTCAAGAATATCTTGTTGAGCACTCTGCTCACAATCATAAAGTCTCATCTTGGCACGATCAATACCAACCACAAATCTTTTATTCATTGTGGGATCATTATACCTATTCTTTAATTGCTTAACTAGTATCTGATTTAATCCCTCCAATTCCTCAGTAGAAATAAGAGCAAACATAAGATCAGCGGTAGCCGGAAGTCCAAAAGACTCAGAGGTATCTGTAAGCTCAACATCGCTACTACCAAAGCCAGAACGAGTAGTTTGAGTAGCAGAGACGATGGGAAGATTTGCTTCCACTGCAAGTCCCCTAAGTTCTTCTGCAATTGCTTTAATGTACGAGTAAGAATTGACATTAGAGTTCCCACGATACCTACTAGATGCACATATATTTAAATAATCTATGAATATTATATCAGGTCTGAACGATTTCTTCAATGCAAGTTCATTTAATAACGATTTAAAATGTCCTGAATGAGCAGATGCAGTAGGGTACTCTTTAATAATTAATGTTCCTTGTGTCTTCTCAGCAAGATTTGTTACCTTACTATCAAACATAGACTTAGGAAGATCCGTTATGTCTTGAATGTTGACATTAAGTAGATTAGCATCGATCCTCTCCGCAATCTTTTCCTCTGCCATTTCAAGAGTAATGTAGAGGACATTCTTTCCCTGGAGCAACACTGAGCTTGCCACATGACACATGTATAAAGATTTTCCAACACCTGTGCCAGCGAGAGCAATGTTAAGAGTCTTATTCGGTAAACCGCCTTTCGTAATTTTATTGAAGTATTCGAGATCAAATTCAATCCTATCCTCCTTACGGTGGTAGGACGCAAACCTTTCCTCGTAGTCTTGTAAGTAGTCATGTCCTATATGATTATCAAAAGAAACCGCAAGTGCTTCTGAAAGAATAGATGGAATAGCATCTCTTCCTTTTTGCTCTCCTTTGCCATCCGCAAGTTGAATGGACTCCATCAAAGCCAAATATATAGCACGATCTCTACACCACTTCTCTGTAGTATCAACTGCCCAATCTAACTCAGATACTTCATCTTCTAATGATGCTACAAGATCAGTAACCTCCTTAAAAGAAGAATCATTAATATCATTCCTCTTTTCTACTTCAATACATAGAATCTCTTTAGTTGCTAACTGATTATACTCAGTAACAAAATTCAATATCTCCTCAAAGATAATCTTCTGATTGGTATCCTCAAAATACTCTGCCTTTATAAAAGGAATAACCTTACGAAGATATTCCTCATTATGTAAGAGATTTCTAAGAATTAAAAATTCAACTTTATCCATACCTATATTATCCTCTCTAACATCGAATTTGTAAACCTATTGTATCTCAAATAAGAACTCATAACATACTTTGTATTACTAATAGGTTCTGTTCCCATATGAGGAAACAACCAAAGAGGAGGAAAGATAACTAACCTTCCTTTCTTAGGTCTTACTTCAGTACCATGAAAGAGAGTTTGGCCACCCTCATCCACATCGTTGAGATACCATAAGAAAGATATGAATCTAGGACAACTAAGTAAATTCATAGAATCAACGTGAGTATTGAATGCCTCATTTACTCCAACATTATACCTCTTTATCCTCAATCTTTCAATACCATAGTAACGAGGAAAGACAGTTCTTGAATAGAACATGTGATCTTGAGGAAAAAGATATCCAAATGTATGATCCACATAACTACAATACTCATCCTTATGAGCATGTATCTTACTAATTAAATCTGTGTAAACTTTCTTAGTTCTTTTATTTCTCCATGCATTACGACTCAAATTATACTCAGTAAAATTAGGAGTCTTATTTCTTTCTACCTTCTTATGTCTCCTCTTTGATCTCTCAAAGTGTTCTATTAAATGTGTACAAGTATAATCATCTAAAGCATTATCATATACTCTAATAAGATCAACTAGACGTTCCATAACTAAACTCTTTCTGAGCAATCTCATCTAGAGCTTGCAATACCTCTGGAGTAAAATACTCTTCAGGATTAGCATAGATCTGTTTAGCATAGATCTTCTTACCATTAATCTCATATCTACCCGCAACATTCTTCCACAGTTCTCCAATCTCTCCTAGTTCTAGAAGACCATAGTACTTATCAAGACCACGCTCATCGTAATAAAGACGTATCTCTACTTGCTTATTCTCTTTACTTAAACGTGACTTGTGAGTCTTCGCTCTGACAATGTTTCCGATGACTTCCTTGCCATCCTTTTCCTTTTTCTTTCCGAGATAAATGATTGTACTCGCTGCGTACTTGAGTCCCGAACCTCCTCCCATCTCTTTAGTTGGTACATAAGCTCCGATGACATCGTATGTATGATTCGTGACAATGAGGGGGACATTTGCTTGGCCGAGTTTTAGTGTTAACATTCTAAACGCACCTTTGACCAATTGCGATTTGGTCATATCACGGACTTGTTTATCGTCCAGTGCGTCTCTAATTTCTTTCTCTGTAGAAAGCATACCCAATGAATCTAACACAAACATACACGGTTTGCGATCTTCTATGGGCATTTGAAGATATTTATCAACTGCCTTAAGTGCCTTGGTACGGAATTCCTCAATCGTTACTACATTAACAACAACAGTACGATCTAAATCGACCCCACGAGACTTAAGTAATCCTTTATTAACTGCAGCTTCAGTATCGAAATAGAGACAATACCCATCAGGATTATTATCCAAAAAGTTTTTGACGACAGCAAGGGAGAAAAAAGTTTTGCCTGTGCTAGACTCGCCAGCGATGGCAGTAATCTTATTACTAGATACGCCACCAAAAATGGAACCGCTAACCAGTCCATTAAAGATATACGAACCTGTGTCGATGTATCTTTCTTCGTCGTTGATGTCTCTGGCGAGTTGGGTGTAGTCATCACCTATTTCTTTTACGATGTCTTTTAAAAAATCCATAATTAATTTTCTCTTTTGTGATAAACCTCTACTTCTGATTCACATTTGGGGCAAGTTAAAAATGAAATGAAATCGAAATCTTCAAGATCACAATCAGAATCACTTCCCCAAATCAGTTCAGTTTTACAATGCCAGCAATTCATATTCCTAATAATTTACGTTGCCTCTCAAAGTACCCGTGAAGAATCCATGAACTACTGTTCATCTTATCATCTCCACCAACACCCCAAACAAATTCAACACGAGGATTCTCACCATACTTATCAAACTCTGGTGTATTCATTTTACCACGATCTCCACCATTTGCAAAGATCACCTTTTCAGATATATCTAAACACTTCTCAATAGCACCACAAGCAGAACCTACTTCATCATC